CATGTAGACGGCGAGGCCGGTCGCGCGATTGCCGAGGGTGTACCCCCCGATGACCACGTCGCCCTTGCCGAAGAGCTCGACGTAGAGCTCGCACTCATCGGTGACACCGCAGGCCGAATGGAAGATTTCGATGTCGGCGCCGGCGCCCTTGAGGTAGTCGAACAGCGCAGGGCTGCAGCTCGACGCGATGCAGTAGGTTACGCCCGGGACGATCGGCGTCTTGGCGATCTGCTTGGCGTCCGGGTCCATCGCCACCGAGTAGCGGATGGGAATGCCCCGCTCGCTCAGGAGTGTTAATGCCTCCTTCAGCGCGATGACGATGTAGCCTTTTGCCACCAGCTGCCGGATCTTCCGCAGCGAGGCCGCGCTCGTCAGCGACGGGGCCGTACCGCAGACGATGAAGCCAGGCGCATCAGCGTGCCGGCCCTTATCGACCAGCTTCAGGCCCAGGGTCGCCGAATACCGGATATGGCTCTCCAACCGCGCAAAGTTCGGGTTGGATAGCGTCATCCTGGTCATCGGGCTCGCTTCACCTCTTCGGGGATGGTGGAGGCGGCGCCGACCGGGAGGGTTAATCCGTGAGCCGGCGCCGCGCCCCGGAAACGCAAAACCCCGCCGGTGATGGCGGGGCTTCGGGCTTCTTTCGGGGTCTGGGAGAGGTGCAGCCTTTAGGCGCACGTCTCCCCGAAACTTTCCCCCCTATAAATCAACATCTGGGTGAGTGTCAAATCTGACCACAACTGATGGGGTCAGAGAGCGTACGTTACCTTGCCTCTTGCAAGGCAATGAGTGCACGCAAGACGCTTGGTTCCGCCGAAGGGTTTCCCCTTCTTTTCCATTGGAGCGACAGTGACTTGGATGTAGCTCGAGGTCGCGACGCCGATATCAATCTCGCACGTCTTGCAGACGATCTGCTCGATGTCCTGAGGGTCGGCCTTCGCGTATCGCTTTTTCCGGCCATCCCCCCTGATGACACGGAATCGGGCGAGCTCGTCAGCCGGCATGCCGTCGGGCTTGATCCGACGTGCGCAGAGCGATGACGTCGTTGCACAATTCCATGAGGTCCTTCACCTCCTGGCTTTGCACATACTCGGACAGTTCCTCGCGCGCCTTGAGCCACATCTCAAGCGGCGCCGATCGGTCCGGGAGCTCGAAAGAGCCCAGGTATTTCTGGGTTTCGGCCATCAATCCTTCTCGCTGAGGCCAGCATAATAGCCGTGCTGCTTCGCCATGGCGATATAGGGCGAAAATCCAACAGCGCCACGATTAACCTTCTCCAAGACGGCCTTCGCTTCAGCCGCCGGCTGCTGAAAGCGCTCGTTCACGAGCTTGAGGCCAGCGAAGAAATCCTCGATCCGCGGCGGATCGCCGTTCTTAACCGTCTGTTCCCAATAGTCGATCCACCGTTCTAGCAACGGTTGGTATTTCTCGAAGGCCAGCTTGTGCGTCGGCATCAGGCCGAAGCTGTAACGCACGAGGCCTTGTCGATGCAGAGCGACCATCAGCGCGTGGTAGCTCATGAAGCCATCGGTCGGGTCAGAGCCTTCGGGCCGCTTATGGAAGTACTGATGGTAGCGCCGAGGGATGCCGGCATAGGCCGTGTTCCATTTGTCGGCGGTCGTGATCTTCTCCGCCGAGAAGTAGGACCCATCTGCGCCGAAGGCCGACACGCGCTTGAAGGCGTCATAGCGAAACAGCATCACGATGTCGGTGGAGGACAGAGGGTTGGAGACCGCGACGCCGCTCGACAGCTGCGATGGGTTCAGCGGGTGAGAGTGGATCATGTGCAGGCTTTTGCCTGCGAGCCCCGCCTGCTGGTACTGCTGTGCCATGGCTGCGGTGAACCCCACACTCGAAATCTTCTGATCGGTGTGGAGCCCATGCAGGAGGGCACCGGTGTCCATGTCGACAGGGATCAGGTGCTCCCAGTTTGTGTCGCGGATGGCCTTGATCGTGCTGTTCGCCGCCGGCACGTGCGCGGCAGGCAGGTCCCAGCCCGCATTGTCAGGACCTGAGGTCGGCTCGACGAAGAGCGGCACTTCGCCCTTCGGAACTTTGGGCTTGGGCGCAGGCGATACTGATAGGGTTGGCTTCGGCGCCGGTGCTGGCTTATCGGGCGTTCCGCCGAAGGCGAGGTTCCAGGCCTCGGAGTACTTCGCATGGAGCTCCTCGAGGGTGAGCTCCCGGCCGCCCTCATTGACGAAGCGGTCGATCGGCAGTTTGCCTTCGAGGAAGAGCGCAGCTTTCTTCTTGCCGAGGATTTCCTCCACGAAGGACCGATCCTGGGTGCGCAGCCAATCGCCATAGGCCTTGTCCTGGGCGATCTGCCCATCCATCGCCGCACGGGTGCCCGGCGGCGCCTCATCGAGATCGATACCCAGCTCGCGCCATGACTTGACCTGCGGCACCGTCGTCGATCGGCAATTGATGTGCGCCGGCGGCCGTGGTCCCTCACCTGGCTTGAAGACCTTGCCGTCCCGCGCCCGACAGACCGGCGTGGTGCGGCCGTCGAGGGTCGAAATCCACTCGACGCCCTTCACGAGGTCGGTGTTTTCCTCGTAGAGGATCTCGCGCGCGCGCGTCGTGGTGTGGTTCACCGAGGTGCGCACCACCGCCGCGGCGTCGCGCCGGCTCATCTCGAGGATCCCGTCTTTGTAGCCGTTTGCCCTCGTGCCGCGGATGCGCTGGACCATCTGATCGATGGTTTCCCCTTCCACGATGCCGATCTGAATGGCATCGCGCATGCGCTTGAACCGGCCCTCCTCGAGGTCCGTAAACCAGTCCTTCAGCAGCTTCCCGCGGAAGGGCTGGCTCGTGACCACCGACTGCAGCAGCTGGCTCGACGGCATGGTGACGTCGAATTCGATCGGGATGGAGTTCTTGAGGGTCGCAGCCGAGAAGCGCGCCGCCGCCGGCGCCAGGCCATTGAGCTCGCTCGTCAGCGCTTTGCCAACACGCTGATAGGCCTGCTTGTTGATCGTGCGGATGCCGTCTAGGACAGCCTTGCGCCGCTGATTGGTCCAGCCGTTGGCCTTCTCCGGCGCCGTTCGCTCGATCTTGCCGACAAGGTCAGCGTCCGCCTTGTTGAGGATCGTGATCGTCCGCCGCACGAGGCCTTGGGAATAGCGCTGCAGGTCGACCTGATGGCGGACCTCAGCGTTGAAGATGGCTTCGTTCGCGGTTTCGGCCATGTCAGGTCGCTACTCGGCAGCTTGCTTCTTGCCGCCCTCTTCCTCATCGGCCGGCTCCGGCTGATTGACGTCGACGGGCATGCTGAAGGTGCTGACGTTCTGTTCGATGCGCGCGAGCTCGTCCTCGACGGTGATGTCGTCGGGCAGGACCTCGCCGCGCTTCATGTTCCAGAGGTACGTCTCCTTCGAGATGCCGCCGGACATCCACGACTTGAGCAGGGCTTCCATGCGCTGCGGGTCCATGGGCTCATCGAAGAAGTCCTTGTTGACCACGACCTCGACCTTGCCGCTGGCGCTCATCCACTTTGCTGCGATCTCAAGTGCCTTGGAGATGCCGCGGCTTGCGGTGTCCGCGATCGAGGCAAGGACGGAGTTTTCCCCCGAATGCCGGATCCTGTGGGTCTCTGCCGCTTCGACGCCCTTCTTCTGGTCCTCGAGGAGCCGTGCTCCCAGGAGAACCATCATGTTCTCCTTGCGGGTCAGCATGTCCTTGAGCGTGTCGAGGCCCTTGCCGGTGAATTCCAGCATCTTGGCGTCGCCCCCCATGGGCACCTTCCAGGCGCGTGTGGGGCCAAGCGGTAGAGATTGCTTGGAATCCGGATCGAGGCCGATCACCACCGGCGTGGGCAGCGCCGTGTGGTGCGCCCCGTGCTCATAGTCCGCCGTCGTCCGATAGTGGCTGAGGTTGACCGTGACGAGGTCGTTGACCGGGCTCTTCTCGATGTCGAGGGTCAGGTCCGTAGGTGCGAAGCAGAAGAACGGAATGGTATCGAGGCGCTTGCCGCGCACCTCGATTACCTTCAGTTCGGTGATGGGCTCGAACTTGTAGGAGGTCGTCATGCCGTCGGCGCCCTTTTGGGGCCGCTTCTCGAAGCGCTGCGCTGTGTAGATGCCGTTATCGAGCTTAAGCACCAACAGCTGTTCCGAGATGACATGGCCCATCCCGTCCTTGTCCGGCTGGTCAATGCACTCATGCAGCACGAGGTGGACGAGCTTCTTCTTCTCAATGCGCCAGTCCCAGATGTGCTCAGCGGTGTAGGCGCAGAGCCGGACCTCAGGCCGCGCGCTCGTGGTCTCCGGCATGTCCACCAGGATGCCGAAGCGGCCCTCGATGAGGATTTCTTGCGCCAGGCGCTGGATTAGGACTGGCAGAGGCGTGCCCGTGCCGTCGGCATCATCGAGAAAGACCTTCATCGCCGCCGGCAGGTTGAGGACCGTGGGCTTGCGGAACATGGCCCCCAGGAGGCCCTGCACCGTGCGGCCGGTGGCGTTATAGAACATCGCCCGCGACAGGTAGGCGGTGTACTCATCCGAATCCTGTTCCGAGGAAATCTTGGGCAGGTAAGTTTCCTGCCCGGCCTTGATGGCCTCCTCGCCGGCGACACAATCCCTGTTCCGCCGCCAGACCCCGAGTTCGGCGATATACGCCGGGTGTTGATATTTCGCGTCGTCGTTTTGCATGGTCAGTGACCTTTCGTTTTCACGACTTGGACCGAGCGGTCGACGATCGGGAAACGCGCCGCGGTGTAGTAGCCAATGGCGTCAGTGAGGTGGGTCAGCATCGGAGTTTTCTTCTTGTCGATCTCGCCGGCGCTGCCCTCGAGGATGACGACGCCCTCGAAATCCTTGATCACGTGCTTGCACTTGGGATCGACCATCATGCGAATGTCGCCGCTCACCGCCTGGAGCCGGCTGTTGACGGCGTTCACACGCGGCCGCTCCTGCGGGTTTTCCTGCGGCACGCGGAAACCGAGGCGATGGCCGAAGACTGGCGTGAGGTGTCGCTTGATCAGGTCCCAGTCCGAGCCCTCGACCTTGGCAGAGCCGCGGGCGCCGCCGGTGGCGTCACCGAAGATGCGGACCTCGCCTTGGTGGTCCTTCCAGTCCTCGATGAGCTTCGCGCACACGCGCGGCGTCGTGGAATTCTGCGGGATGTGGACTTCGCCTATCACGCCGGTGCCGTCGAGGCCGTTCGGGAGCTTCTGCTCCTGGCAGATGGCCGCCACGCCTGGAGCGACGTTGAAGTCGAAGCAGAGGATCAGCTCCTTGAACTTGTCGTACTTCAAAGGCTTCACGTGCTTGGCTGAATCGAAGGGGTAGTAGGCCCGGCCGCCGAAGGTGATGAAGTCCGCCTCGTATTCCTGGCGGAACGTGAGCTCATCGAGGTCCGCCCGCGCGATCCGGATTTCCTCAGGCGGAAGGATCTCGGCTGACTTCCAGTGGAAGTGCGCGTAGGTGCCGGTGGTGTCCGCCTGCGCCAGGAGGTGCAGGTCGTAATAGTGGTTGCGCCCTTCAGGCACGCCGATGAGGTCGCAATAGCCCTGGCGATCGGAGAGCGCCGGCCGGATGTTCTCTGGCCAGGCCTTCGCCTTGGTGTTCCCCAGCTCGTCAACGATGCCGCCGTCCCACGGCTGACCTTCGATGCGCTCCGGCTTATCGAGGCCCTCGACGTGGATTTCGCCGCCGGTGATGAGGCGGATGACGAGGTCCGTTTCGATGGGGGACCCGCGCATGATCCATTGCGGGATCATCCGCTTCAGGTCCGCCCAGAAGATGTCCTTGGCCTGCTGGCGCGTCGGCGCCGCGCAGAAGAACCGCGGGTTATCGAACTTCGTCCCGCGCATGGCGCGACGGATCAGCCGGCGCTTCGCGATCTCCGTCTTCCCCGATCGACGGCCGGCGGGCACCACGTTGAAGCGGGCCGTCGACATCATGAACTGCTTTTGGACAGGGTGCGGCCGCAGCGCGGTCCAGCGTGGCGTGAGGAGCGCGGTCATGCGCCCTCCGGTAGGCGGATCAGGCGCCATCTGCCATTGGTCGAGGTGGAGGTGGTGCCACGCGGGCGAAGTGGGATGCGAAAT